GGACTTTTCATTTCAATCCAGCTCTCAACACCCTCAGCGCAAAAATTAACATCTGGCGTACCATCGTGAACAATGTTTTCAACTCTATGCATTCGGTCAAGTACCCTTGCAACTTTTTTAAAATTTTGATAATCCTTTTTCTCAGACATTATTAAATCCTTATAAATGATTAAGTATCGGTAAACAGCTAAAAATTATAACCAATACTACTATTATTAAAATTGCTATTATCATATCAATCAACCCTTCTCCATTTCTTAACAAAGGCATATCTAATGCCATTATAAAATTTTGCTCTTATTAACAGGTGCGCTCCAACTGGAACGTCTTCAAGTAAGCTTACACCTATTTTTTTATAATCATATCTGCCAATCCTACCACCTATAACATCTGAGTCATCACGTAATCTTATATTCAAATAGTCAGTGGGCCCAGTTGCTATTTTACCATCACGCTTTTTTATATCAGCCTCTTCATTAGCGTTTCTTGGACTCTTATAAATCATCTCACCAAGGAAAACTCTTTCATGTCCATGTGCAATGCCATCTTCAATATCAGCTATGTCAATTATTTTTTTAGACGCCACACCATGTTCGGCAGGGCTTTTATATATATTAGCATACCGATTATGAAAAGGAAATATTTCATTAAAAGGATTTTCAGCTTTCTTAATTTTTTCTATCACCTCAGCAGATAAGCCAACTGGACTATTGCGTGCTTCTATAAGCTTTTTGGCTTTTGCTTCACCGATGCCTTTTAAGGATATAAAACCACCATACAACTTGCCACCCTGTACACTCCAATTGGCAAGAGATTTTTTTATATCCAAAGGAATGTATTCAACTCCTTCACGTGCCAACTCACGTAATAGATCAATGGCGCTGTCCTCATCCTTTGCATTGCGCAAGTTAGCAGCAGCAAATTCAAGTAGATGATTAGCTTTTAAATATGCACACCAATAGCTTATAACGGCATAAGAAAAAGTATGGGCTTTATTCATCTGCCAAGAGCCCATAGCATTAATCAATTCCCAAGTTTCTATTGCTGCGCTTTTTGGTATGCCGTGAGACGCTGCACCTTTGATAAAAGGTTTAAGGAATTTTTTGAAAAACTCTAACCCAACTGATTTTGATATTCCTTTTCTAACAATAGCCACCGCTTCCCAATCAAACTTCCCAATCTCACGAACGATGGCCAATGTCTGTTCTTGGTATATTGGCAGACCAAAAGTGTCCTTCATATATTTTGCTACCAGCTTATGTATATGTTTATATGGCTCACCGTTTTTACGGTTCATATATTTTATTGTTACACCACCAGACAATGGTCCAGGCCTTGCCAAGGCCGTAACAGCATCAATATCATTTATATTTTTAAAATTCTTAACAGTATGGTTTACTGAAATTTGTTTACTTACAGATTTCATGGCATCTCCACCATATTGAAAAACTCCACAAAGCTTACCACTATTAAATATATCATAAGTCTTTGGATCATCAAAGGGCAAGTTATACCAATCAATATCAATCCCACTATCCTCAAGTATACTTAAAGTTCTAAGGCCAAGCACATCAATCTTCAATAGGCCAAGAGTCTCAGAAGATCCTTTATCAACATGGGCTATTCCATTTCCATCAACAGTGCAATATTTAGTAATATCATCATTACAAATTAATAGCCCAGCAGCGTGAACCCCTGTATGCTTAACATGGCCTTCCAGCTCAGCAGCAATAACAGCTTCTGGATATCGTTTAATGAATTCTTTTCCTGCCGTGGTTGTTTTAAAAGTATCAAGCAGGCAATCACTGGCCCTTGCATCAGCCGATGACCTTTCCACCATTGCAACTTTTATGGCTCCAGTTGCTGATGATGAAATATTTAAAGCCTTGCATACTTGGATGAGGGCTGACCTTGGTTTGAATCGGCTGACGGTCCCAATGTGGGCTGTATTATTAGCGCCATATTTATCGGCCATGTATTCAAAAACCATTTCACGTTTGTTATCAGGGAAGTCCAAATCAATATCTGGCAAGTCAGTTCGGGTTATATCTATAAATCTTTCAAAATACAATCCTGGTGGTATTGGATCAATTTCGGTAATGCGTGAAAGATAACAAACAAGGCTGCCAGCAGCAGACCCACGACTAGGCCCAACCAGCATATGCCTTTTAGCGTAATGCACCATGTCAGCAACCACGATGAAATAACTTTCATAGTCTTTACTCCTTATTAATTCAAGCTCATACATTAACCTTTCTTCATAGACTTTAGTCCACTTCATTTTCCTGTACTTAATACCCTCACGGCATAACGCTTCCAAATCACCTTCAGCACGAATCATCGGTGCGGTTGGTAATTTATAATCTTTAAATTCAACAAGAAGTTTTTCAGCTTCTTTTTGATAATCCAGTTTATTAAGAATATGCTGAGGGGTCATCTTGGTACGTGCGCTGCCCATAAACTCAAACGCTTGTTTGTCCTTTTCAAAAGCATATGCATTATCACTGGTAGATATTATTTTAAGTCCTGTGGCTTTAGCCAATTTCTTTTTCTTAAGCGCAAGGATTAAACTGGATGGGTTGATGTCAATAATAGCTTTAACAGATAAAAGGAATTTTTTATCAGTTATATCTCCGGCAAATTTCATAATATTATTGCTCATATTTTTTACGTCTTTGGTATATAGCCTTGCAACCTTTCCAAAACGTGTAGTGGCTGGCTGTATATGTGCCTTGGAAGATAGTTGATATAACTCAGTGAGCCCTTTTTTATTCTTAGCCAAAAACCACATTCGCTTTGTTGTATCATCATCGGACACTACCAAGTCAACACCAAGTAAAGGTTTTATATCAGCAGCCTTGCAAGCCTTAAACCAAGGAACGTGGCCCCATGTAGAATTAAGGTCAACTATACCAGCAGCCTTGCACCCTTGGGCTTTTAGGCACTCAATCGTATTATCAATTGAGGCATATGTTTCACCAAAGGTGTATTCTGTTTTAATTTTAAATTGAATCATTAGTCTCCCAGTCTATTATCTCACCACACTTTTCACAATGAGTATCTCTTGGATTATGGTTCGTATCTATTGTGACATTACACTTACCACAATAAAACATGAACCAGTTACCACCAAATGCTTTTTGTTTTGTTACAATAGGTTTCATACCAAGTCTTTTTCTATTGCCAGCCACTCTGGCAAAGTTATTTTGACATCCTTATCAGCTTCAAAATCTTCTTCACAAATAATCTGAGATTTTGGTAACCATATTTCTTCATCCTTATCTGTTATCACCAATACTGCTTTATCAGATACATATTTAATTTTGACATCCACCCCATAAGTTTTTTCCATCATTTCACCTTCCCAAAATAATTATCTTTAAGTAATACATCATAGATGGCTTGTGCATCGTCCAAGGCTCTGTGAGTCTGTGCAAGAGGCTTGCCCATATAGTGTTCATATAGGTGAATAAGCTTTGGCCTGTAACCAAGTATGGGCCTGTACTCTTGTATGGTGCAGATCATTTTGGCTGGCCACGGAAATTCTTTTCCAATTCTTGCACAATCATTGTTAATCATGCCAGAATCAAAAGGTAGATTGTGGGAAAATACAGCATCGGTCCCTTTAAAAAACTTTTCAATCTTGGGATATACTTTTTTGAATATAGGTTTACCTTTTAAATCAGCGTCAGTTATTCCGGTTATTTTTATTATAATTTCAGGCAGTAACATTTCAGGATAGATCAATAAATTAATTTCATCTACCTTCTTATCACCTTCAATCCTCATAGCGCCAAACTCTATTATCCTTGGTTGTTTCTCCAAGGGTGATGCTTTTGGTTTTAATAATCCGGTTGTTTCAGTATCCAATATAATTGAGATCATCTTTACTCCTTTAAGTAAAATATTTTTTTGTTTCTATTTCTATATGCATGGTTCGGTCCACCTTGCATTCTTCACATTTAAAATCAAATTGAAATTCATCTTCAGAATTATCAAACGAAACAAATTTTGGTTTAGCCTCTTGGGTTGTTATATAACCACATGGGCATCTGATACTAATTATCATTTTTGATCCTTTTTTATATTACATTCAATTTCACCGTGGTCTTCCATACATCTTGAACAGTTACCATCACAAGTTGGCCTCAAAAGTGAATCAAGCATTGCAGCATATACAGCTATATCATGCGCACTATCTTGATGTTTGACATCAGTGGTTGCCAATCTAGTCACCTTAACCATTATCATCATAAACAAATGGTATTGGTTGTGATCATCCGCAGTCTCAAGAGTAACCCCATCAGGGAATAAAGCAGCAAGCACTGGACCAATCCTTTCCCAGTTGTCACCATATATCTTTTTGCGCTCCTTAAACGTCTCAAGCATTTCCTTCATAACTTCTTCAGGGCTCATATCATTTTTACCTTTCTTGCCAAAAGGTTTGGCAGTTTCTTTTTACTATGCTCCCATTGTGGGTCATCCCATTTCTTTTTAATTAAAGCTCCAATCCCTTCACTATTTATTGTTGGATTGTGAATGTCTGTTTCAGGATTATATCTTTCAACTGGTTTAAAATTTTGTTTATCTATACCTTTTGAAGTCCGATGTGTAACATTTACATTCATTAGCTTTGCGCCCCAGTAGCCCAAGTCCATTCTTGAATATACTGCATAGGTCTCTTCAAGGCCACCTTTGCATTTTGTACCATCCTTTGGAACAAATAGCCAATCATCCTCTTTAACATTACGCAAAAATAATCCATGCCTAGTATTCCATATCCGGTCATTTGTTGGTACAATATTTTTACCAGATGGAGTGCCTCCAAGAAAGCCCATGCACATTACCATTCCACACTTTGGATTTATGCGCATAAACTCTTCCACTTGGCCATATGCTTTAGCAACTGATGGATTATTAAATTTCAGATCATCATCCATATTAATATATATATCGGCATAGGGGTCAAGTTTACAAATATTTTCCCTTATCCAGCACATACTGACAGGTGGCTTGTAATTTTTTCTTGAATACCTTACCTCAGCCATATCAGTATACTGATCAATCAAGTACAATGCCTCATTAATATCTTCAAGTTTATAATTCATAAAATTAATTAGTAATTTAAACTTGAATCCTTTAAGGTTGACAAGGGATGGAATCATTTTCTCCAAAAACAATTTTCTCCACAATCCTGCTTTGTCAGCATATGTTGGTATTATGAAACTAACCATACTAACTCCTTTCATTGATAAATAAATGTTTAGTTTTAACTCCAAATGATTCATACATTTTAAGTATGTCCAACCGATCATCATAGGCGCGAATA